GCGCCTGGCCGGAGCGGTTCACGCGCGAGGAGCTCGAGAAGCGCCGGCGCAAGACCCGCACGAGCAACGAGTGGGACTCGCAGTACCAGCTGCACAGCAAGCCGATCCACGACGTTCGCCTCGACCCCGACCGGATGATTGCCTACGACGTCGAGCCGGTGCTGATGAGCGCGAACAAGCGGCCGGTACTGATGCTCGGGCGCGTGCAGCTCGTCGGCTTCAAGGCCTGGTGGGATGTCTCGCTGGGCAAGATCAAGAGCGACGCGTCGGCGCTGTGCATCGTCTTCACCGACGACGCCGGGCGCCTGTACTGGCACCGGGCAATCGGGCTGACCGGCGATCTCGAGGAGCTCGACGCGCGCGGCCGGCTCGTGGGCGGGCAGTGTTCCCAGATCCTCGAGGCGCTGCGCGCGGTGCACGTGCATCACGTGACCGTCGAGACGAACGGCCCGGGCGGCTTCGTTCCGCCAATCCTGCGCAAGCACCTGGCGCCGCACGGCATCACGGTCAGCGAGGAGCACTCGAGCGAGAACAAGCAGAAGCGAATCCTCGACGCCTTCGAGGCGCCGCTCTCGTCGAAATTCCTGTGGGCGCACGTGTCGGTGCTCGACGGGCCGGCGGCGCCGCAAATGCGCGAGTTCAATCCGGCGATCTCTGAGCAGCCCGACGACTATCTCGATGCGGGCGCGGGCGCGATTCGCGCGACGCCCGTGCGCATCGGGCGATTCGTCGGGATTCCGGCAGGGGTTCCGCAGCAGGATTGGGCCCCGAGTGCCGGGTCATTCGAGGTGGAGGTCGAGTTCGACGCGCCGTGACCCCGGCCGAGGGCCACGCGAATGCCAGTTCCCGAGCAGATTCCGATTGCCACCTTCACCGGCAACGGCGTCACGACCGATTTTTCCTTTGCCTGGGGCGCGGGCGATGCTTCGCACGTCGTCATCGAAGTCGACGACGTCGAGCTCGTGCAGGGCGTTGACTACACGGTGCTTTCGATCGGAGACGCCGGCGGAACCGTGCAAATAGCACCGGCCCCGGCCGACGGTGCAGCGATCACTGCATTCCGCCGCACGCCGCTCGAGCGGGTCGAGATCGACTACCAGGAATCGGGCCCGTTCCTCGCCGAGACCGTCGATCTCGACTTCAACACCGCATGGCGTGCGATACAGGAGATCGGTTACTCCGCGGTTCGCGCGCCGCAGCTTCCCATCGGATCGCCACTCGCCGGCCTGTTGTCTCTGCCCCCGCCAGGCGCCGGGAAGTACCTGCGCTGGAATGCCGCGGGCGACAACCTCGAGGCGGCCGACGTCGAGGTGCTCGATGGTGTTGTCGCTTCGGACTTCGTGCAGGGGCTGCTCGACGCCGCGGACGGCAATGACTTCCTGGGCCGGATTCCGACCACGCGCGCCGAAGCCGGCGCGTCCGCGGTGCCGGTGCTCGCGAAGCTGCGAGAGACGGTCACGGCCGAGGATTTCAGCGCGACAGGCGACGGCGTTGCCGACGACACGACAAAGCTGCAGTCGGCGATCGATGCGCTCGCGGCGGCCGGCGGCGGCGACTTGCTGCTCGCGAGGACGTATCGCGTCAAGGACGTCGTGCTCAAGAGCGGGGTGAACCTCGTCGGCCGGGGCGGCGCGAAGCTCGTCAAGGCGGGCGGCCAGGACGAGACGTACATCGTCAAGGGGGCCGGCACGCTCGGCGCGTCGACGGCGATAAGCGCGGCCGTGGCGGTCGGCGCGCAGTCGTTCACGGTCGCGAGCGCCTCCGGCTTCGCGGTCGGCGATTGGATCATCGTGCGCGATGCGACGTACATCGCGGGCGCGGCGGGGCGCAATCAGGAAATCAACCGCATCGCCGGCATCGCCGGCACGACGATCACGTTGCAGCGCCCGACCCATGGTGCCTATTCCGGTTCGCAGGAGATGGTGCTGCTCACGCCCGTCGAGGCGGTGCGCATCGAGGGGATCGAGTTCGAGCTCCCGGTCGTCGCCGGCGGCAACGTGGGCGGCGGCGTCTACCTGCAGTACGCCGTCGGCTGCGCGGTGCGCTCGTGCCGCTTCAAGGGCGCGGGCGGCGATGCCGCGGTCGGGTTCGACACCGTCGCATTCTCCGGGGTCGAGGGCTGCGACTTCGAGGACGGCCAGAACCTGAGCGGCGGCGGCTACGGCTACGGCATTTCGTTCAACGAAGCCACGCACCACTGCATCGCGCGCGGGAACACCAGCCGCAACATCCGCGAGCACACGTTCACGAACCGCACCAGACTGTGCGCCTTCGTGGGCAACGCGATGAGCGGGCACTTCGACACCGGGTTCAACACGCACGGGGCGGGCGTGTCCGACTGCGTCGTCGCGAACAACGTCGTCGACGGCACGCAGACCGGCAACGGAATCGCGGTCGGCTACGGCACGAACACCGGAGTCGACACCCGAATCGAGATTGTCGGCAACACCATCCGAGGGGTCTCCGGCAACGGAATTTCGGTCGTCGGGTCGGGCGCTATCAATCCGTCGAATATCAAGGTCATCGGCAACCAGATCCATATGGTCGGACTGGCTGGCGGATCGTTTGCCGGAGTTTATTCGACCAACTCCATCGACTTGAGGGTCGAGGGGAACACGATCTATGGAGCCAACGACGCGGGGGCGGCCAACGGTGTGTTTGCGGGCAACGCGGCGGGCGTCGCCGTCGTCGGCAACCGCATCCGAAGCATCGGTAATGGCTACGGCATCACGCTCGACACCGTCGCGACCGGGCTGGTGCAGGGCAACGACATCGCGGGCGCATCCTCGTTCAACGTGCGCGGGCTTGGGGCAAGCACGAACGTCATCGTGCGCGACAACGTCGCCGACGACACGAGCGTCTCGATTCCCGCCTCCGGGTGGGCGTCGAGCGGCAACTCGTGGGACCGCTGGTTCGAGCAGGCCGGCACGGCACAGATCACCGTGTCGGGCGCTTCGGCCGGCTTTGTGGATGTGGTATTCCCGATCCCGTTCAGCGTCGTGCCGATCGTTTTCCCTTCGGTCGCAAACGCCGTCGGTGCGTGGTCGGTCGCTTATTCCAGCGTGACGACGACCGGCTTTCGGATAACAGCAACCGACGTTGCCGGCACGAGCCGCACGGGCACCTTCGAGGTCTCGTGGATCGCCAAGGGGCGCTGAGGTGGTGGACCCGATCGATCTGCGCGAGTTCGGCCGCCTCGAGGCGACGGTGGCCGCCCAGGGCCGCGATCTCGAGGAAATGAACAAGAAGATCGATCACCTGCTCGAGCTCGCGAACCGCTCGCGCGGCGGCTTCTGGGTCGGCATGGGAATGATCTCGATGCTCTCGAGCGCCGCCGGCTGGCTCTCGCACAACGTGCTGAACCGATGAGGAACCGCATGCGACTGATTCCCGAGTGGCGCCGCTGCCTGCGCATGTTCTCGGTGCAGGCCTATCTCGCCGCCGGCGCGCTGCAGGCCACCTGGCTCACCCTCGCGCCCGAGCAGAAGGAGAGCATTCCCCACGGCTGGGTGACCGCGACGACGCTCGTGATCCTGCTGCTCGGCTTCGTCGGGCGGCTCGTCGTGCAGGAGTCCGTCCATGCTGCCGATCGTTGAGGCGCTCCTCACCTTCCTGCGGCGCTTCTTCCGCCGCGAGGCCGACTGGCGCCTCATCCCGTGGGGCGAGCACGTGACGCAGACCTTCCGCGATCGGGTCGCGTGGACGGCCGACGCGCTGGGCGTCGATGTCGCCTGGCTGATGGCCGTGATCGCCTTCGAGACCGGGCGCACCTTCCGCCCCGACATCCGCAACGCGGCGGGCTCCGGCGCCGTGGGCCTCATCCAGTTCATGCCGTCGACCGCCGCGGCGCTGGGCACTTCCGCAGCGGCGCTCGCGTCAATGTCGGCCGAGGACCAGCTGCGCTACGTGTACCGGTACCTGCGCCCCTACGCAGGCCGCATCCAGTCGCTCGCCGACCTGTACATGGCGATCCTCTGGCCGGCGGCGATCGGCAAGGGCTCCGACTACGTCCTCTTCGACGAGCGCCGGCATGCGCGGGCCTACGCGCAAAACGCCGGGCTCGACGAGGACAAGAGCTCGACGGTCACGAAGGCCGAGGCCGTGGCGCGTGTGCAGCGCGAGCTCGATCGCGGGATCCGCCCCGGCAACGTCTGGCGCGGCGAAGTGAGAACGCGGGGATGAGCGCGCTGCTGGCGGCCGTCTGGCCCTTCCTCGCCGGCATCGCTGCGGTCGTGGCGGCCTGGCTCGTGGGCCGGCAGGGCGGCAAGAAGGCGGCCGGGGCCGAAGCGGTGAAGCGCCGTCTTGACGCTATCGAGCGCGCGCAAGAGGTCGACGATGCGATGGCTGATCTGGACGCTGACGAGTTGCGCCGCCGTGCTCTCAAGTGGGTGCGCAACGACGCCGGGCGGTGACTACTGCGACCACGCTCGCACGATCACGCTCACCGCCGACGACGTCGAGCGGGCCTCGACCCAGCTGCTGCGCCAGATCGTGCGGCACAACGAGGTGACGGCGGTCCTGTGCCGCTGATCGACGCTCTGCTCACCAGACTTCCGAGCGCGGTATCATAGTCCGTCGATGTGTGCAACACTGGTTCGTACGTGAAGCAGGATCGGCCGCGTGCCGGGAAGGCGCCTGTGTCGATGTAGCTACACGAAGTGATTGTGTTGTAGAATCGCTCACGAACAGAGGATGACGACGAGATGATCAATCGAAAAGCTCTTTTGGAGCGTGAGCGGCGGAAGCTGCGTTGGTTGCAGGAGAAGCTTGACGAGCAACGACGCCTGGTTCACGAGCTCGAGGGAATGGAAACGGATGCTTTGGATCTCGCGTTTGAGCGCGAAGTGGAGGCGAAGTCCGTTTACGAAGGGGGAGGGGCGCGGCTGGCCGCGGAGAGCTTTGGTGAGTACGTGGCGCCGGGCGCAAGCGCGACAGGGCAGCTGGCCCAAGAGGCCGTCAAACCGCGGTGGCGTAAACCCCGTCAGTTGCCCGAGAAGTGGGTCAAGATCCTCAGCTTCATCGGCGCGGATGGAAAAACCTACGATCAGGTGAAAGAGTTCGTAACCGGTGAAGGCCTCGACATTTCGCCCGACGCCGTGCGCACGGGCCTCATGAACTATCGCCGGGAGTACGGGCTTGTAGAGAATCCGCGACGCGGGTTCTACAGAGCAACCGAGGGCGCCTTCGAAGTAATCAGGGCCCAAGAAAACGAAAGCCTCGCTGCTGGTAACAGCGAGGCTTCCGAACCGCAATCCAACCCGTTGCCAACGGACGCAGCGTAGGCGTACTGACTACGCATTGGAGGGAACACGGTGTCTGGCAAAGCACCTATGCTGATAACGTAATTGGGGCTACGGAGCAGGCCGGCGCGGTATCGCCGGCCTGACCGAGGGTACGGTGGTAAGGCGCCCCTCTGCCCCTACGGTACGGGTACTCACCTGACGATGTACACCCTAGCTGTATTTACGGCCGTAGGCAAATATCGCCTTCCATTCCTCTACGTGAGAGGAAAAGAATGCGGATTCTGCCCGCAAAGACTGTTCCTGTGCGGCCTTACGTTCGCTTTCGACTCGGTCGAGTTGAAAGTGTCCGGGCGCACTGGCGGTCGCATCCGGGCCAGTTGATGTTGATGTAACTGGCCTCATTGCAACCCCTCGCAGTCCCCGGCCTGGTAAGCCGGGGCTGCCTCTGCCTGAAACGCTCCCATCACGCTCGATGCGCAGCGCCCGGCCGTCTGGCCAGACGACCAAGACGACGCCGGTGCGTAGAACGATCAGGGTCATGGGTGGATGGTGCCGGGCGGCCGAGGGGGGCGCAATCGGCCGGGTTGTGTAGGTCGGTCAGGCTATCGCGAGTCTCCGGGTGCGGAATCGCGCCCCCGCAACCACACCCAGAGGACAGCCGGCTACGAGCAATCGGGCCGGCTGTTCCATTTCGACGTCGGCGAACACGCGCTCGCCCTCGCGCACGATCGACACTCGGCCGATGAGCTCGGCCAGGATGCGCCGGGCGCGCTCCCGATCCTTCTCGAGTATCCGCTCGAGTTGCAGCAGCTTTTCCCGGTAGGCACGAACGACCGCCGCGGCGTCGAATCCGGGCGCAGGCGCGGCGATCGCCGCCTCGGATGACTCCAACATCGTCCGCTCGCCCTCGGCGCGCTGCAGGGCCTGTATCAGCGCCGGGGAATTGACCCCGCTCGCGATCGTCTGGACGAGATTGGCGATCTCGCGGTCGAGCTCGTCCATCCGCGCCTGGCGGGCGCGCGCTGCCTGCTTCTGCTCGGCGGCCCGGGTGGACGAGAATTCCGCGATCGCGCGCTGCAGCTCGGCGATCGCCGTCGGCGAGAGCAGATCCTCGCGCACCATCGCGAGCAGGCGCCGATCGGTCGCCTCGCGCGGCGCGGACACGCCGGCGCAGACCGTCGACCCGCGATCCTTCCGCGCGACGCAGCTGTAGTGCCGCGCGCTCGTCGCGGTCACGGCACCGCCGCAGACCCCGCAGCGCAGCAGCCCGCCGAAGAGCGTGCGGCTCGGGGCTCCCTTGCCGCCCCCGCCGCCGGTGCGCCGCGGCGTCGCCATGCGCTCGCGCGAGGCCTGCCAGAGCTCCTCGCTCAGGATGCGCAGCGACGGATCCTCGTGGATCTGCCACTCCGAGCGCGGCCGGTCGATCTTCTGCCGGCGCCCCGTGTCCGGATCCTTCACCCACTGCCGGCGGTTCCAGATCACGCGGCCGATGTAGAGCTCGTTGTTCAGCAGCCCGGTTCCCTGCTTCGACGACCCGTAGATGCACGAGGCCGCCCATGTGCCCGAGCGCGGCGCCGGCACGCGCTGCTCGTTGAGCTCGTGCGCGATGCGCTGCACCGACCGGCCGGCGACGTACTCGCCGAAGATCCAGCGCACGCGCTCGGCCTGCTCCTCGTCGACGATGAGCCGGTAGCCGTTGCCGTCGTGCTCCGAGCGATAGCCGTACGATCGCCCGCCGGCCGAGTACCCGGCAGCCATCCGGCCCGCCAGGCCGCGGTGCGTCCTCGCGCGCAGGTCGTCGAGATAGAGTTCGGCGACGATCCCGCGTACGGCGCGCACGACCTTGCGGCTCGCGGCGGCCGAGTCGTACCCGTCCGAAACCCCGATGATGCGAATGCCGCGGTGCTCGAGTCGGCGCACGGTGCGCTCGAGCTCGACCTGGTCGCGGCTGATGCGGTCGAGCGACTCGACGAGCAGGACGGCGATGCGCGCAGCCAGCGCGTCGGCGAGCAGCGCGCGCCCGCCGGGACGCTGCGCCACCGGCGTCGATCCCGAGACGCTCTCGTCGGCGTGGCGGGCGGTGATCTCGAAGCCGTCGGAGGCGGCGCGCGCCTCGCAGAGACGGTACTGGTCAACGATCGATGCGCGGCTCTGCAGGTCGGAACTGAACCGAGCGTAGATGGCGGCGGCGGTCATGGTCGGCGGGCGGCTGGGGGGCGGGTTCGGCGATCGTAGCGGAAGGGGCGCGCGGCACGCCTACGCTGGCCTCGGCGATCGCCTCCGCGGCCAGCCAGCGGATGAGCTCGCACAGCGCGGGGTTCATGGTCAGGTCAGGCGCTCTCGTCGCTCGGCGCCATTCGCCCGCGAGTCGCCAGAGGGTCACGATCGCCCTTAATCCGTTGGGATCTGCCTCCGCTTGCGTCATAGAATCCGCGTGCCAAGACGAAACCACTACAAGAAGGGAGGCGCGATGAACGGCTCGGACGACTATCAGAAGAAAGGGAACGTTCCTCCTGGGAAGTTTCCCCGCGAGCCAGTCCCGATTGCTCCGCCGCAACCCGAAGCTTGAGGCCGAGATGGCTGCGACGAACACCGCGAAGACGCGGTATGAGATGACGCTGGAACAGCAGTACGGTCGGATCTATAACGGCCTGCAGGCGCGCTTGTTCGAACGGATCGCCGCGACGATAGACATCATCGAGCTTTTGGCAGGCACGTCTGCATTCGCTGCTTTCCTTGCGGATCGCATGACGGTCGGCGCCGTCGGCGCAGCAGCCTTCGCGCTGGTGCCAATCGTGAACAAAATCGTGGACCCTCGAGGGAAAGCCTTGCGTGCGCGCGAGCAGGAGCGTCGGTTCGTGGCGCTGCTCATTGAGGCGCCTGATCTCGATGACGCGCAGCTCGCCCGGCGAATTTGGTCTGCTCGCGGCGACGACTTCATTGAGGGGCTCCGACAGCCCGCGTTCAATCGCACGCTCGTCGAAGCCGGCGACGGTTCGCCGCAGCACACGCTGTCCTTCTGGCAGAACTTGCTGCTGATGGCGGCTTGAGGACCTCATGGCACAGTCTGGCAAGTACCCCACAGGAGGAAGCGATGCCCGCAATGTGTGCGAACTGTCAAAAGATTTCCGAGCAGCTTTCCAGCGTCGAGCCGCACGGGCGACTTCGAGAAAAGGGCAGCAATTCGTTGTCACGGATTGCGCATGGTCGGGCGGCTGGCTACGTCTACTTCTACGAATGTCAGGACTGCGGCACAGAATGGGGGAGAGACTGCGATGCGAAGGACCCCGGCGCGTCGTGGTATCAGACTCGCCCCGCGTCAGGTACAAGGCCCTAACCTTCTCCCCGAGGGAGATCGCGGTCATGCCGCCAGCCTTTCGCCCTCGGCCTGAGGCGGCGTCAGCGTGATCGTCGTCTCGCGCTTGACCATCCGCGAGAGCCGCCCAGCGGCCTTCTCGTCGACGTCGGAGTGCGAGACGCGGAAAGTCAGCGTCACCGAGCCGCCCTCGTGCGGATTGATCTTCACGTCGTTGACCTTGCAGTCGCCGAGCTCGATCGCGCTCTTGCCGCCGAGCCCGTAGTCGACCGTGAGCAGGTAGCCGGCGCCCTCGTAGTCGATCTCGAAGGGCCCGCGCAGCTTCGGGTTTCGCAGGTTCGGCAAATCCGAGACCGGCTCGACGGCGTCGAGCTCGCCCTGCTCGGGCTGGGCCTGCTGCGGCTGCTCGCTCTTCCAGTACAGCGCGGCGCGCAGCTGCGAGCCGAACTCGGAGAGCACGTCGTTCGGCACCTTCACTTCGAACCGGATGTCGCAGGCGGGCACTTCCTCTTTGCCGTGGGTTTCGCTGCGGGCGTTGTACGAAGTGATGCGGCAGTTTGCTTTCTCGAGGGAGAACATCGGACGGGGCTCCTGGTGGTGAGGTCAGGCTTCGGCGGGTTCGCGCTCGGTCGCGGCGATCGCCTTGTCGACGATCGACTGCGTGCCGGGTTCCAACTTCGGCCACGCCGCGGACAGGCGCACGGTCTCGAGCGCCCGCAGCATCAACTCGGCGGCGCTGCTCAGTCGCGCCATGCGTTCGTCAGCGGCACGCTCGCGAGCCAGTTCCTCGCGGCGCTGCGCCTCGATCCGCTCCTGCTCGATGCGCTCGGCTTCTGCGCGCGCCGCGGCTTCGCGCTCTTCCTGCTCGCGTCGCTGGCGGCCGATCTCTGCCTGCTGCCGCTCGAGCTCGGCACGCTCGGCGTCGAGCCGGCGCCGCTCTTCGGCCTGACGCTCGGCTTCGATTCGGCGCTGCTCGGACGCTCGCGCCTCTTCGGCTTCGCGCTGCAGGCGCAGCTCGGCCTCCTGTGCCGCTCGTGCTTCGGCGAGCCGCGCCTCTTCGGCCTTCCGCGCTGCCGTCACCCGCGCGACTTCCGCCTCGTGCTGCGCGCGCGCGATCCGATCCTCTTCGGCCCGGCGCGCTTCGTCTTCCCTGCGCTGCTGCTCGAGCGCCTCGCGTTCGGCGCGCAGCCGGCGCGCCTCTTCCTCGTGCGCCTGCGCTGCGGCGAGCAGCTCGCGCATCGTGGCGAGTGCCTGCGCGTGCGCATCCTCGGCGGCGGGGCGAAACTCGGCGAACGTCTCGTCGACGGCGATCGCAACCAGGTCGCCGAGCAGCGCCTCGACGACGATCGACCCCTTGCCGGCCGCGCGCACCGGGAATGCGTTGACCCGGTCGATGCGCTCCTGAATCTCGACGACGCGCCGGCGCTCGGCCTCGGCCTTCGCCTGCCGCTCGCGCTCGCGCCGTTCCTCCTCGGCCTTGATCTGCCGGTCGATCGGCGTCTCGAGCGCGAGGATCTCGGCCTCGATGCGCTTCGCCTCGCTGTCGATCATGCGCGAGCGCTCGAGCGCCGGCGCCTTCAATTCCTTGCGCTTCGTCTCGAGGCTCGTGCGCAGCTTCACGAGCTCCATGCGGGCGGCGCGCGCTTCCTTGTCGCCCTTCGTGGTGGTGACGTCGAACACGACGTCGGCGAAGCGGGCGCGCAGATCCGCCAGCGCTGCCGCGGTCGGGCTGTACTCGGCAATCGCGGTCGTCGCCTTCTCCATAATCTCGGTCATCGTGTGCTCGCTCAGATCGCCGCCGGGGCGTCGACGTACTCGGTCTTCGGCGTGTACGGGAAATCGACGTAGACGCGGCTGTCGCGGTTCGTGTACCAGTCGCCGTCGGAATCGCGGAAGACGCGCCCGTCGATGTCGTACGCGCGGCCGTCGGGCCCCTTGAAGACGCGCGAGCAACGGCGGTTCTGCCAGTGACCGTCGCCGACCTGCACCCACTCATCGGGCTCGCCGGTCAGCGGCCGGAGCGGCTCGAAGCGCAGCAGCTTCTCGAGCGCGGCCGTCGCGTAGGAGGCGCTAAAACCGCTGTGCCCTTGCGATGCGAACACGAGCACGAGCTCGCGCATGTGGTCGTTCATCAGCGCCTGCATTTCGTCGCCGTCGGCGGGCGGCAGCTCTTCGTCGGTGTGAGCGAGCAGGTTGCCCGGCTGGTACGTCAGCACGCGCCATGCGAGCGCGAGTCGCTTTCTGAGTTTCATGCTGCCCTGTCGTTGTAGTTGAGAGAGCGGCCGTCTCTCCGGCCTGCCACGCCTGCCATCGGAGGAGGATCCCGCGGCGTTCCGGGGGCGATCTATTCGTCGGCCAGCTTCGCGCGCAGCTCGCGGTACAACTGCGTGAGCTCTTTGCGCTGGTCGAGCGCTGGCACGAGCTCGAGCTGGGCCGCGGCCTCGTCGAGGGCGTCGACGTTCTTCGCCTTCTCGAGCGCCTCGCGTACTTCGGCGTAAGTCTTCGAGGCGGGCGCGCCGGCGGGCGGCTGCGTCGCCTGCTCGAGGCCCGCGGCCTGCTCGGCGTCGACGTCGGGCGGCGGCGGCTCCGCAGCGTGCGCGGCTTTCTTCGGCGCGGCCTTCGGCGCCGGCGGCTGCTTCGAGCGCGCGCCGATCTTCGCGTTCAGATCGGTGACGGCCTCGGGAACCTCGGGCGTCGGCGGCTCGATCTCGAACCACTCATGCGGCGCACTCATGCCGTCGCGCAGGCTCGCATAGACCTTCTTGAGCGAGACGACCTGCGCGGGTTGGATCGCCTCGATCCGACGCTGAATGCGCTTCTCGATGTGCTCTTTCGTGACATCGAACGCAGCGAAGGCCTCGACCATCCGCGCCATCGCTTCGGGGCTCGTGTCCGCTTTGGCGTGCAGCGTCGTGTCGGCTTGCTTCATCGCAGCTTCGATGACGTCGCCCGGGATCACGGCCAGGATGCAGGCGCGCACGCGGCGCTGCGCCATGTTCGCCATGAGCTCGTAGATCTCGCGCTCGTCTTTGAGCTGGTAGCCGCCGCGCTTCGTGTCGCGCCAGTGGCGCACGATGAAGGTCAGCGGCCGGCGCGTGCGGTACTGCAGATCGAACGCGAACGCCTCGACTTCGCTGTACGTGACGCCGTCCTCGCCTCGGCCGCGCGAGAGCTCGCGGAATCCGAATTCGAGGTTCCCCCACATTTGGGCGATTGCCTCGGCGCTGCGGATGCTCGGCCCGGAGACGTCGCTGCCGCCCTTCGAATACTGGTACTGCGCCTGCTCGGCCAGCGTGGGGCGCGTGAAGGCGTTGAGGATCCGATCCATCGCGGCGACTTCGTCGCGCGGGAAGCGCTCGGCCATGAGCAGCTTCGCCTGCACCTCTGCGATCTCGCGCTGCTGCGTGGCGAGCGCTGCGCTCGTGGACGGCGTCGCGCGCGCCGGCGCGGCGACGGCGAACGGGTTTTGCTGTGACTCGACGACTGCGGACATGCGGTTTTCCTCCGGGTGAAATCAGTAGGTGGGAACGGCGATCGACGTCGCCCAGCGGGGCAGCACGATCGGATTGACGCGCTCGCTGTAGCTGCGCCAGTAGCCGGTATCTCGCGCTTGCTTGTAGAGCAGCATCGCCTCCTCGCAGCGCGCCGCGCCGAAGGCGATCGCATTGGGCTCGAGCACGTAGACCGCGCAGCCGTAGGGCGCGGCCGACTCGACGGCGATGAAGAGGAAGGCGCGCAGCGATTCGTCGCGCAGGTGCTCGTGCGCCGTGTTGTACCAAGCGGCCTGGTAGTGGTACTTGAACGCAGCGACGCTGCGCGCGAAGACTTCGGGGCTCGCGTCCTGGCAGCTCTTCAGGTCGAAGCCGAACCCCGAATCGTTGAGCCGGTCGAAGCGCGCCTTGCACGGAATGTCGAGCCGCGCGTCGCGCCAGAAGAACGACACCTCCGAGGCGCCGCCGCTCATCATTTCGTCGTGGATCGGATGCCGGCGCACGGATCCGACCATGCCGGCGACCTTCTCGCCCTGCTCGGCGGTGAGCACCAGCTTGCCCTCGGCCTTCGCATTGAAGTCCGTCCACCACTGCATTGCGGCGAGCGACGACGGCGAGGGTTTCGCGGCGCCCCATTGCGCGGCGGTCGGCTTCTTCGGCGCATCCTCGGGCGTGACGATCACCGACTCGGCGAAGCGCTCCGGCTCGAGGATCGCCATGTGCACGGCGGTGCCGATCAGCATCGAGTCGGTCGGCTCGCTCGGATGGTCCTGGTCGAAGCGGTAATGCGCCGGCGACTGCAGTATCCGCTTGATGCCGCTGGCCGAGAGCGCATCCACCTTGAGATAGTCCTCGTGCGCGATGTCCAGGTGCACGCCCGGGACGAACGGCGCGGCCGGCTGCTCGTCGGCCGGCGTATCGATCGGCGCGGCGACCTGCTCGAGTACGGCGGCCATCACGCGGCCCTCTTCAATCGCCGCGCAACCCGCGGCCGTTGCCCGAACAGCGGCCGGATCTGCAGCCCCTGCGGGTTCGCGCTGACGACCTGCGCGACGACGCGCTTGATGTCCTCGTATTGCTCCGCGGCTCGGCGCAGGGCGGCGAGCTCGTTGGCGCGGATGCGGCTCATGGGCGCGCCTCGATCGCACGAGTGGCGGTGTCCTCGTGCGTGTCGTGCGATGCCTTGCGACGAGCGTTCTCCACACACAGGCGGCCGATCAGCGCGGTCACGAACGCATCACGACCCGTGCCAGCGATGCGATAGCGCTCGAAGAGTCTCTCGGCAGCATTGCCTTGATCGGAAGCTAGAACGCGCGCAATCTCCGCGTCGGCCAGAACAACAGAAGAGGGGTCACGCATGGCAGTTGTGCTCGTTCAGAATTGCCCGCACTGCGGCGCGGAGAACACGGGTTTCACACTCGATGGGCAGAGTCAGTGGCCGGGGGAGTCGGCCAGATGGCGAATGCTCTTCAGCTGCAATCGCTGTCATCGTCCGGTCTCCGCGACCGGTGACTCGAACTCCGGCCATGCGCCCGACAAGATTCCGGGCGATGTCCGCAATCGCTTCAACAACTTCAAGGTGTGGCCTGCTGATCGAGTTCCCAGCATCCCGCAGCACTTGCCGGAAGCGGTTGCGAAAGCATTCCTGCAGGCCGAGTCCGTGATCCGCCGCAACGGCTTTGCCGAGTCGGCCGTCGCAATGGATCGGCGTGCGCTTGAGATTGCGACGAAGAAATTCGCTCCCGATCTCGTCGACAAGACGCTGCAGCGTCGTATCGATGTGCTTGCGGAGCGCTACCTGCTCACTCCGGCCCTGAGGGACTGGGCGCACGAGTTGCGCACGCTCGGCAACGATGCTCTGCATGATGAAGACGGTGTGACGTCGGAAGAGGCCCGGGGAACCCACGAGCTCACCCGCTACGTCCTGACCTACCTCTTCACGCTGCCCGAGCAGGTGCGTGCAAGCCGTGAAGCTCGCGCGGGCTGACAGCAGGGCCATGCCGCTGGGCGTGCTCATCGCGCCCCTCCGTCGATCCACACGAGCACCGTGTGCACCTGCAGCCACGCCTGCGCGGTCCTGTCGTCGAGCCAGTCGAGCAGCGCGATGGCGCAGTAAACGACGAAGGCCAGCATCAGTCCGTAGCCAAGCGCTGCGGCGAGGAGGTCGATCGGGCGCACGCTGTGGCGCAGCTGCCAGTCGAGGCGGGCGAGGTCGGTGGCGCGCATGTCAGGCCGCCCACCTGTTCGCGTCCTGCTGGCGCAGCCACTCGCGCGCTGCCGCGGCCTGCACGTAGTCGAGCGACGTTTCCGGGTAGCCGAGCGGGCGCGTCTGAGAGAGCAGCTCGGAGAGCTCGTCGGTGCCGCCTTCGATGCGCACCTCGCACTCGTCCCATTCGTCGGGGTCGGCGTCCTCCCAGTTGTCGGCCGGGCCGCTCGTGATAGCCGGGCGCCCCGGCTCGAACATGCCGACGACGCGGAACGTCTGCCCGAGTGCTTCTACGGTTACGTCGATGGGGGTCATGGCTCGCCTCCTCACGCTGCTTCGAGCTCAGGGACGGGCGCCACCGGCACCCGGTTGATCGCCCATGTGCGGCGGTACGCTTCGCGCCGGATCAGCGCCTCGAGGCTTTCGTACTGCCACGGGATCTGCACGCGGTAGGTTTCGCCCTTGTGGTACTGCTCGACGCTGGGCTGCGCGATGCCGCGCATGTTCCCGGGGTACTTCGCGAACACGGTGCGGATCGCCGCTGCAATTGCCCGATCGCTGTCGTCGCGCTGGCCGCTGACGTACTTCGCATCGCCGAAGGCATCGCGCCAGGCGTTGCGCACGTAGTCGTAGCTGTCGGTCATGCCGTCGAACGAGCCGGCAACGTAGCGCTTGATGATCTCGTCGACCTGCTCGCTCGTCGGGCCGTCGGTCCAGCGGACGTCGATCGCGTCGCCCATCGAGAACCGGCGCGACTTCACCGAGAACTTCACGCCCGGGAACGCCGCCGCGAGCTCGATGCGGATGTTCTTCGCCGCGGCCTGCAGTGCGTCGACCTTGCCGCCGATCTGCACGAGCTGCGGGTTCGCCGCGTAGAGCGCCTGCACGACCGCGGCCTGCGCTGCCTGCTTCGCTTTCCAGTCGTTCATGCTGTTGTTCCTCCGTGTTGGCACTTCTAGTTTAGATAAATCTAAACCGAAGTCAAGCACGGGCTAAACCGAGTGCACAGCAAAAAGCCCGCTCGAGGCGGGCCGAGTCAGTGAAGGATCAGAAGCGACGGCGCCAGGGGATGCGCAGGTTGCGCCAGACGATCGCGAAGAGGAGGGCGGTGAGCACGGCGCCGACGCCTATGGCAGCGACGGCGCGCGCCGGGCGATCCTGGAAGGCGTAGACCGCAGCGAGCACCGCCAGCAGCAGGGGCAGGGAGCACACGGCGATCTGCGCCGCGGCCTCGAGCCAGACGCCGACGCGCGGCAGCCGGTCGCCGACGAGCGCGAAGCCGATGATGAGCGCGAGCAACAGCGCAAGGCCGATTGCCTGCTCGCCGAGCCAGAGTGCGGCGTCGTGCATGGGGCGCGATTGTGCCCCTATTCCTCGCCGCGTTGGCGCCGACCGAGCAGATCGTCGAGGGCGCGCACCATCCCGCGAGAGAAGGTCGGGTTTCGGTGCGCCTCGCCGCACGCCTCCGGGAAGAACTTTCGATTGCGGTACATCGCAGCGAACGCCAAGCCGACGAGCTTGCCGCACCGGGCTTGCTCGAGGAGCTCCTCGAGGCACTCGACTGTGTCAGTCGACAACGCCGTCGGGTGCAGGATCAACTGGAACGGGGGACGCCTCGTTATCCCGTCCCGGCTTTCGGTGGGCGCCTCCTCTTCGGCTGCAACTCCTCCGACTCGACGCGCCGGCTTCCTGTTCCCCACGGCCTACCCCTCTTATCGGGCGGCGTGTTGTAACGCGAGAAGGCATCCACCATCAACGCCGCGACCTTTGCGATGTCTCGCCGCTGCTCTTCCGGCAGGCTGGCGAAACGATCGTGGTCGAACGGCTCGGGCAGGAGCGTGACATTCGTCACGGGCTCGGGCGCCGGGCCATTCGGGCGGTCGATTTGACCTGACGAAACGTTCAGCTTCGCGGGCGGCGCATTGACCGGCGTGCCGAGCGGGCGATCGAACCATCGCGCATCGCGCAAGCGCAGCTTCGCCGCGATCGTCTGGGCCGAGCGCTCGCCGAAGCCTTCACTGAGCAGCTGACTCACGCGGCCTTTCGTGTAGCCCGTGCGCTGCATGAAGGTGCGCCGCTGCGCCTCCTCGTCGTCGGGCCTGGCAAGGGTCCCCAGGTACTCGCGCAGCCGCGCCGAGCGGTGCTGGCTCATCGGGTCAGTCATTAAGGAAATGCTAAACATTCCCGGTTTACGAGTGGCTTGACCGTAGGGTTTAGAAAAATCTAAACTCACGGTATGCGACTCAAACATTGGCTCGATGCCGAACGTGGGCGGTACAGGGCTCTCGCCGCCACCCTCGGCGTGACGACTGGCCGTGTCAGCCAGATGGCGAGAGACGGTGTGCCGAAGGCTCACTTGATCGCCGTTCGCGACTTCACCGGCGGGGAGGTGTCGATCGAGGAAATGCTCGAGTTGCCCCTGCCTGCCGCGCCCACTGTGGAAGCCGCCTGACGCATGGCACTCGAGAGGAAGGACATCCGCGCCAAGCTCGACGCGGACCTGCACGGGGCCATGAAGGCGATCGCCGAGGCCGATGGGATGGACGACGGCGAATGGATCGAGTCGGTCCTCGTGCCAGAGATCAAGCGTCGTGTTCATGCCGCCAAGCTAATCGCCGAGCGCGTGGCACGCCAGGGAAAGACCGGGAACTTCCGGGATTGACCGGGAAAGGTGACGAAGTGCACGAGATCCGACCCCTGAACCCCCGCGCCCGCAGCCGCTGCCGCCTGATCGCCTCGTGCATGTGGCTCACGAGCGATCCGGATGAGATCGAAGCGCTGCTGCGGCAGTACCTCAAGGAGATTGGAAAATGATTCGCCTCACCCTGGTCGCGTGTTGCGGCGAAAAGCTCAGTCGCATCGCCCCCGCGCGCGAGCTGTACCGATCCCTGTTGTTCCGCAAATCCGCGGCGTGGGCCGAGCAGCTCGGCGACCCGTGGATGGTCTTGTCGGCCCGCCACGGGCTGATTCGGTCCGACGACACGCTTGCGCCCTACGACTGCGCGATGAGCAGTCTGACGGCCGAGCAGCGCGAAGCCTGGAACAGGCACGTTGCCGGGCAGCTGGCGGCGCTGGCCGCATTCCACGAGACCGATCGGATGCGCGTAACGCTGCTGGCCGGCGAAACGTATGCGGGATGGATCTCGCTCGTGCGCGAGTGGTGCACGGTCGAGCAGCCGCTGCGCGGCATGCCGATCGGGCGGCGCCTGCAGTGGCTGACGTCGGCGAATGAGCAGATGGAGCTCGAGGCGTGCTGACACGATCGAGCCGCCCGGAGACGCGCAATCCACTGCTTGCGCTGCCGAGCGCCGATCGACTTGCCGAGCTGCCGCCCGAGGCGCGCGAAGCCCTTCGCGCCGTGCTGACCGACATCCGCGCCGATGCAGCCGAGCGTGCGCAGACCTGTTGGAAGCGGCACAAGGCGCCGATGGCGGCGTACTGGAAAGCGGTCTCGGTGTACGCGGGGCACACGGCGCGCGCGCTCCGGAAGGGTTCGCGGTGAAGCGCTGGTATCTCTCCGGCCCGATGAGCGGCTACCCGCAGCACAACGCGCCGCAGTTTGGGATCTGCGCGCGCCTGCTGCGCGCGCGCGGCTACGAGATCTGCAACCCGATCGAATTCGACGAGTCGCCGGGCCTGCCCTGGTCCGACTACCTGCGCAAAGACATCCGCGCGCTGATGGACTGCGACGGCGTTATAACGCTTGTCGGCTGGCAGGAGTCGCGCGGCGCCTCGCTCGAGGTGCACATTGCGCACTCGCTCGGTATGCCGGTGCTGCCGTTCTCGGTGGCGGTGACGATGGCGGCGCCCGAGGTCGCATGATGCGCTCCACTCGCCGCGGCTCCGTCGCCGCGCAGCTGGTCGCGCACCTCTCGCAGCCATGCGCGCCGCTGGCGATGAAGTCTGCCGAGATCGCCGCGATGTTCGAGCTCGAGCAGAAGGAGCTCACCAATCGACTGCGGCCGTCGCTCGAGCGCGGAACGCTCGTGCGGGAGCGCGCCGGTCGAGGGTATGTCTGGCGCCTGGCGCGAGGCCCGAAGCCGATCAGCGCGTGCGCATGGATGGCCGATCACATCAGCCGGCTCGACTTGTCGAGCGGCACCGAGGACGCGCCAGGCGAGACCCGGCTCGACCCCGTCGAGCGCTGCGCGCGATGGGTCGCATCCGAGCGTCGGCGCATCACATGGATCGACGTCGTCGAGCACCAGGGCTGCCATCGCTTCTACGCGATGCGCCTGCTGCGCGCGGGCGCCGAGCGCGGGCTGCTGCGACGGATCGCGTCGGAGGACTCGCGAAAGCCGGATCACTTCGAAGGCGCCGATTGCAGAGGCCGCCCATGAATTACTACGAGCACCACCTCGGCGACTACGCAGCTGCAACCGCGCACCTGTCCTGGGATGAGGATATGGCGTACACGCGACTGATCCGCGCGTACTACCACCACGAGAAGCCGATCCCGGCAGATCAACGCGAGGCGTGCCGGCTCGCCCGGGCAACAACGCCAGCGCAGCGCCGCGCGGTCGATACGGTGCTGCGCGAGTTCTTCGAGCTGCACGACGACGGCTGGCATCAGAAGCGATGCGACGAGGAGATCGAGCGCTACCAAGACAAGCAAACGAAGGCGAAACGCAGCGCGGAAGCACGTTGGAACGCAAAGCGTTCGGAATGCGAACGCATATCCGACCGCAATGCGAACGCATCTGCGGACGCAATGCGAACGCATAGCGAAGGCAATGCTCCCAGACACCAGACACCAGACACCAAACCCCTCCCTTCGGTCGGGGTCGCGCGCGAGCCCGCGCGTGAGTCGCCGGAACCGACCCTTTCCGGGCAGGCGTGCCGCCTCATGCGCGAGGCCGGCGTGCAGCGGGTCAACCCCTCCGACCCGAAGCTCGCGCAGCTGCTCTCGCAAGGCGTGACGCCGCAGCAGCTGGGCGACCTGGCGGCAGAGCTCCGAGAGACGAAGCCCGACGCGCATCAGCCCTACGTGCTCGCTGCGATGCAGGGCCGATTGCGCGATGCAGCCGCGATGCCGCAGCACCCGCCGGGCACCGCGCAGCGCGCCGGGCAGCGCCCCGGCTCCGCCTACGGCGACGAGATCGACCGCATTTCCGCAGCGATCGACGGCCGCACGAAGCCGGCGAAACCCGAACCCGTGACGATCGATGTGGAGGCCCGCCGTGTCGGATGACCGCAAGCAGCGCACCATCGGCGGCGAGGTGTTCGCCAAGCTGCGCGCCACGTGGGGAACGCGATTCCTCGCGCTATGGCGTGGCTCCGACATGGTCGAGGTGCTCTCGACCTGGGACGAAGCGCTCGCCGGCATCGATCCCGAGCGCATCCAGCGCGCGCTCGTCGACTGCCAGAACGCCGAGAACCCGCCGACGCTGCCCGACTTCTTGCGCCTGTGCCGCGCGCAGCGGGCCGCGAACGATCACCAGCCGCGCTGCCGTACTGCGGTGCCGAGACGAGTGCCGAGCAAGCCCGCGAGAACCTCGAGCGCACGCGCCGCATGTTCGGCTCCATCGGCCAGGCCGGGCGCCGCGACCCGCTGGCCTGGGCTCGCCATCCACGCTCGGCGCAATCGGTCCACGCGCTCGCGCATGGCGCTGTGACCGACCATCGCCTACGCACGATCCTGCTCGAGCATGTCGACGAAGGCGGCGAGCGCTGCAGCAGCGACGAGGCCGCGAAGGCGTTGCTCGCGCTCATGCAGTCGGGCGTGATCGAGCGGCTGCGATCGGGGAAGGGGTACCGCCATGGGAGCCCGAGAACGAGCCCGACGTCGCGCGCGCGGGCGCATTTGACGGGGCGATGGCATGACCCGCATCGGTGACACGGCTGCCCCGCCTGCGCGTACTTCCGCGAGCTCGCGCGCTACACCGTGCCGACCTGCGCGAAGGCGACGCACCCGCACGGCAAGGGCGCGCAGCTCGCGTGCGTGGCGGCGTGGGAGCGCTGCAACGGCAAACACTTCGAGGCGAAACGATGATGATCCTCGGCATCGATCCGGGTGTGAGCGGCGCGCTCGCCCTGCTGTGCACGCAGCGCGGCCTGCTCGAGCTCGCCAACGTGCCGACCTGCAGCAACGGCACCGCGAATGCGACTGTCTCGCGCGAGGTCGACGCCAGCGCCACGCACGGACTGCTGCGCTCATGGTCGGCCCGGCATCGGGGCGCGACCGAAGATGTGCTCGCGATGATCGAGCGCCCGCAGGCGATGCGCGGATCCGTCACGGTGTTGAGCCAGGGCGACAGCTACGGCGCGCTGCGGGCGATCGCCGGCGTATGGGCGCGGCGCGTCGATCGCGTGAACCCTGCGGAGTGGAAGCGCCGCTTCGGGCTCACCGGCAAGGGCAAGGCTGAGTCCGTCGCGGTCGCGCGCCGGCTGTACGGCGATGCGCTGCCGAAGCGACTGCGCAACGACCTGGCCGAGGCGCTGCTGATCGCGCACTTCGCGAGCATGGAGCACGCCTGATGGGCTCGGCCTGCACCGGCGCCTTCCTCGTCGGCATGGTGATCGGCGCGATCGTGGCGCTGGTCGCCGGCGCCTGGTGGCTGGTGCACGGCTGGTCCGGGGACTGATGAGCGAGCACGCCGTCGATTGGTTCCGCATGCTGGCCGACCTGCTCAAGGCCGGAAAGCCGCGATCCGCCGTCTCGCGCGAGACAGGTATCCCGATCTCGACGCTGCGCGGCTGGTGGCTGCACGAGTCCGAACCGCGGCACTCGCACGGCGAGATCCTCATCGGCTATTGGTGCCGCGTGCTGGGCAAAGGTCGGGATTCCGTTCCGCACCGACGCCGATACTCCCGAGCGTCTTGACCTGCCGGCCCGCGCGCCGGCGACGACTCGAGGAGCCCACGCATGGCGACGCAGCCCCGCAAGATCCAGACCCCCGGCGAGCCGGTCAATCCCGACCCGACGCCCGACGCTGGCGAGCCCGACGCCGTCGAGCTCACGCCCGAGGAAATGGCCGAGCAGAACGCGCAGCTCAAGGAGCTCGTGCAGCGCCAGGCCGAGCAGCTGCAGGCGCGCGAGAACGAGCAGGCCGCGCGCGAGGCGAACACGCAGGCGGGCAAGCTGCGCGCCGCGCAGACGACGAGCGACCTGTCGCAGGAGGAAGCGCTCAAGCAGGCGAACAAGCGCAAGCGCTCCGTGCTCTCGCGCGATGGCTGGGTCTGCCCGAGCGAGCAGCCGCCGCTGCCGGCGAATCTGCGGTAACGCGGTCATGTGCTTCACCCCGAAACCCCCGAAGGTCGTCGAGCGCGATCCGGCCGCCGACGCCGAGAAGGCCGCGGCCGAGGCGCAGCAGAAGGCCAACGCCGAGACCGCGCTCGCACGCCAGCGCAAGCGCCGCTCGGCGCTCGAGACCGGCGCCGGCGCGGCGATCGCCCAGGCCGGCCAGCGCAAGCTCGGCGGGGATTGAGTGCCCGGGCTGCCCGAGAACCTGGCGCAGCAGATCCTGCGCCGCGCGCAGCAGGCGAAGTCTGACCGCTCGCTGCATGAATCCGTCTGGCGCGAGTGCCTCGAGTACACGTGGCCCGAGTTCGCGCACGGCATCAGCGGCGAGACCGTCACGGCCGCCGACGCGCAAGCGAAGAAGGCGCGCCAGCTCGACTCGACCGGCCGTGACTCTGCCAAGACGCTCGCCGCCGGGTTGATCGGCGGGCTCGTGCCCGCCAATGCGCAATGGTTCGCGCTCGACGTCGGCAAGGAAACCGAGGACGAGAAGCGCTGGCTCTCCGAAGCGGCCGAGACGATCTGGGAAAACATCCACGTATCGAATTTCGACGCGGCGGTGCTCGACGCGATGAAGTACGAGGTCGCTGCCGGCTGGTTCGCGCTCTACATCGACGAGGCGCCCGAGGGCGGCTACTCGTTCGACTGCTGGCCGATGGGCGGCGTCTACGCTTCGGCGAGCCGTCGCGGCGGGCCCATCGACACCGTGCACCGCTGCTTCGAGCTCACCGTCGAGCAGTGCGTCAACGAGTACGGCCTCGACGGCGTCTCCGAGGAGGTGCGCGAGAAGTTCAACGCGCAGAAGTTCGGCGAGAAGGTCGCGCTCACCTGGGAGATCTGCCCGCGCACGCACTACGTCGTCGGCCCGGCGCTGGCAAAGAACAAGCGCTTCGCCTCCGTCGTCGTCGAGGACCGCAGCAAGAAGATCGTTCGCGAGTCGGGCTACGACGAATTCCCGGTCGTCATGCCGCGCTGGGCGATGATCCCGGGCACCGACTACGCGACGGGCCCGTTCTCCGACGCGCTGCCCGACGTCAAGCAGCTCAATCACCTCACCTTCAACGAAACCGCTTCGACCGATCTGGCTGTCAGCGGCATGTGGGTGGCGGTCGACGATGGCGTGCTGAACCCGCGCACGGTCAAGGTTGGCCCGCGCAAGATCATCAGCGCCGCGAGTACCGAGAACATCAAGGAGCTCAAGAGCGGCGCGGATTTCAACGTCGCCTGGACGAAGAAGGAAGCGCTGCAGGCGCAGATCCGCCGCACGCTGATGGCCGACCAGCTGCAGCCGCAGGACAAGGCGCAGATGACGGCCTACGAGGTGCACGTGCGGGTGCAGATCATCCGCCAGCTGCTCGGGCCGATCTTCGGACGGCTGCAGACCGAGTTCCTGCAGGCGCTCATCGAACGCTGCTTCGGCATCGCCTACCGCGCGGGCGTGCTCGGCGCGCCGCCGGAGTCGCTCGGCGGGCGCAGCTTCACCGTCAAGTACGTCTCGCCGCTGGCGCGCGCGCAGAAGCTCGAGGAGGTCACGGCGATCGAGGCCTGGTACGCGAGCATCGGGCAACTCGCCGCCGCGAAGCAGGATGCGTCGATCTTCGACATCGCCGACGACGACGCGGCCGCGCGCACGCTGGCCGAGGGCCGCGGTGTGCCGGCGCGGATCCTGCGCTCGGTCGACGACATCGCGGCGCTGCGCGAGCAACGCGCCCAGGCGCAGGAGCAGGCCAAGCAGAGCGCGATGATGGAGACGATGCAGCTCGAGGGCGCGAAGCAGGCCGCACAGGTGCAGCGTGCCGCGTGACGAGGCGGAAGTCACTCCGCAACTGTTCGCCGACGTCTTCGAGCACGACAAACGCGGCGCGGCGATCCTCGAGCACTTGATCCGGCGCTTCGTGCGCCCGGCCGAGACGCGCGGCGGGATCGACGCGGTGCTCACGACGTACAAGCGCCTGGGCAATCGCGAGCCGCTCGACTACATCGTGTCGATGATGAACCGCGCCGCCGGCATCGAAGACGAGCCGCCGACGGAGACGCCCGCGCCCGAGCTCGAGGATCCGCTCGCCGGCTGATTGTCGGGATTCCGTTGCACGACCGGGCCGACGATGGCGCCCATCAGCAACGGGACCAATCGCGCATGTTTCTCCGTCGATTCCAGCACGTGCTCATGGATGCAGCCGCCGGCGCCGAAGGCGGTAACAGCTCGGGCGGCGCGGGCACTCCTCCCGGCGACCGTACCGGCAATGCCGATGCCTCGGCCGCGGCAGCCGTTGCGCCGG